GGCTACTGCGCTACCGTTTGGTATTGGTGCGCGTGGTGCTGTCACTCCCAAGGAAACCGTTAAGCAACAGGCAGAAGACCTATATGGTCAACTGCGTGATTCTGGATTCAAAATTGTTGACCGTTCGTTTCGTGCCAATATGCAGAACATTGCAGGGAAAATGCGTAACGAAGGTTATACGCCAACTGGCTTCCCAAAGATTGAGGGTGCAATCAAGGAACTGACAACTAATCGTCAGCCTAAGACCTTTGATGAACTACAAGCACTTCGCAATATCATCACTTCTGCTCAAGCAAGCAACGATGCTGCTGAACGCCGATTGGCTGGAATCCTCAAGGATGAGTTTGATAATTACATCAGTAATCTTCCTACTCGCGATGTGCGTGATGCCCAAGGTCGCTTCCTAAAAGACCGTGGTCAACTTGACCTATGGGAACAGGCTCGCGGGACTTACTCGCGTTTGAAGAAATCAGAAGTGTTTTCTGAGATGCTTGAGAACGCACAACTTGACCAAAGTAAGTTCACTCAATCTGGTGCAGAGAATTCTTTGGCTATGCAACTTCGCAATCTTGCCAAGAATAAAAACAAGATGCGTCTGTTTACCAAAGAAGAACAAAAGTCGATTCTTGAATCCGCAAAAGGCGGAACTACGCAAAACTTGTTGAAGTTCTTTGGACGCTTTGCGCCTACCGGCCCTGTTAGTGGGATGTTTGCTGGTGGCGCAACTGTTGCTAGTCCAATGCTAGGTCTTGGTCTTGCTGGTGCAACAACTGCTGCTCGCGCTGGAGCGTCTGCTATGCGCCGTAGAAGTGTTGAAGACTTGATTGAACAAATGCTTACCGGAAGGCCAGTCAGACAGCCTCCGGTTACTGCAACAATGGCTGCGCGTGGTGCTGCATCTGCTCCGCTTGGCCTATTTTTCCAAAGCGGTGAATAACTATGGCTAAGACCAAAATCTCCGAATACTCAAGCACAGCGTCAAACAATACTGACGTTGACGGCATCAACATTGCTGAAGGTATGGCCCCATCCAATGTCAACAATGCCATGCGTGAAATCATGGCTCAGTTGAAGGATTGGCAATCTGGTGCTGTATCTCAGGATATGTACGTTAATGGTGCATTCACTGCTTCTGGCAATGCAGTCTTGAGTGCTGACCTTAGCGTAGGTGATGACCTGACAGTAACTGGTGATGCAAGTGTCGGTGGTGGCTTTACTTGTACTGGTGCTGCAATCCTTAGTTCTAACCTAAGTGTTGCTGGAACTAGCAGTCTTGGTGCTGTTACGTTCTCTGGTGCTGTAATTATGAGTTCCACACTTGCCGCAAACGGTAACGTGACAGTAGGAACCAGCACGACTAACTCTCATACACTCAACGGTAACCTGACTGTTGGTTCGTCTACGTCCAATACGCTTACGCTGAACACACTTCTTTCCTCTGGTGGCAGCACTGGCGTTTCTGGTTTATTGCTAAAGAGTCGCGGCACTTCCAATACGCCAGAATGGGGTACTGGAATTGCAAGTGGCACCAGTACGACTGCAACCGGCACTCAAGTTAACTTCCTTTTGTCAGCAGACATTGCTCCGTATGTCAAACGAATTACCGTCGTTATGAATGGTATTAGTTTTGCTGCTGCTGGCGATTTTAGAATTAGACTTGGTACGTCATCTGGATTGGTTTCTACAGGGTATTCATTAACTAGCACAGCAATTTCAGATTCACCGAGTGTTTCGGTTAATTCAGCTACTGATGGTGTAGCTGGAGCAGCAACTAGCACCGCTTCAACTACATTAACTGGCATTTACACGATTACAAATATCACAGGGAATACTTGGGTGTCATCTGGCAATGTTCATAGAGTGGGTGACGATAGAATTGTATTCAACAATGGCAGCATTGCTCTTTCAGGAACGCTTGACAGACTTTCTTTAGTTGCCACAACGTCATCTTTTGACGCTGGTACTATCAATATTTTGTATGAGTGAAATATGGTTACAGCAATCGAAGTCCAGAACAAACTGGCAACCCATGAAGCTGTTTGCGCTGAAAGATATGATGGTATCAATGCTCGTCTAAAGCGTTTAGAAACCATAATGATTGGTTCTGCTGGTGCAATCATCCTGCTTTTGCTAAGCCTAGTAGTGAAGTGAGGGTAAATAATGCTGACGCTACTATCTACATTGCTTGGATTCTTTTCCTCTGGTCTACCTAAAGTCCTAGACTTCTTTCAAGATAAATCGGATAAAAGCCATGAACTCGAACTTGCAAAAATCCAAACGGAACGCGAGTTACAAATGGCTGAGCGAGGCTTTCTTGCTCAGCAGAGGGTTGAAGAAATCAAGCTCGACCAAGTCCAGACGGAAGGTTACTACCAAGAGCGTCAGTCCCTTTACCAACACGATATTGAGATTGGCAAAGGCGCATCGCAATGGGTTACGAATCTGCGCGCAATGGTTCGCCCGACAATTACGTTCGGTCTATTTGCGCTTCTGGTGATCGTTGACATTGCTGGTATCTGGTACGCATGGAGTACCGGAGCTACTTTTGAAACGATGATGGATACCGTGTGGGACGATGAGACTCAAGCAGTCTGGGCATCAGTTATTGCATTTCATTTTGGCACTAGAGCGTTCAATAAATGACCATTGGTGTATATGCAATTATTCATAAGCGCACTAGAAAGGCTTACATCGGCAGTAGTTCAAACATTGAACGCCGTTTGGTTATTCATAGGTCTTATATCAATACAAATAGCAAATTTGTACCTATTGGTATAAGAGAGTCTGGTGCTTTTTGCGTTGACGATTTTGAGTTCAAAGTCTTAAAGGTCACATCTTCTATTGAAGAAGCCAGAGAACTTGAAACTGCCGCACTTGAGTGTTTTTTTGGCGATGGCTTATATAACAAGTCTCCTAACGCAGATGGTTCAACTGGAACGACTCGCAACCGAATTGCATACGTTTATGGTGCTCAAAAAAGATTATCTAATCCCGACTACCGCGCAAAACTAAGTGCGGCTTGCAAGGGTAAAAGGGCAATTGTAACTTGTCCTCATTGTGGCCTTTCTGGTGGTGGTGGAAATATGCGCCGCTACCATTTTGATAATTGTAAGAAATGAAAGCATCTCAAGAGTGCTTGAATATGCTCAAGCACCATGAAGGAGTACGTTATTCACCTTATAAGTGCCCTGCCGGTCTATGGACTGTTGGCGTTGGGCATTTGATTGGTGATGGCAAGACTCTACCTAAAGAATGGGATAGGAAGTTCTCCAAAGATGAAGTGGATTCCCTTCTTGCGGCTGACCTTCAGCGTTTTGAGCGAGGCGTATCTCGTCTTTGCCCTGTTGTACAGCATCAAGGCCAGTTCGACGCTCTTGTATCCTTTGCTTTCAATGTCGGTTTAGGTGCGCTACAAAGAAGCACCTTAAGAATGAAACATAACAGAGGTAATTATCTCTCTGTTCCAAAAGAATTCTTGAAATGGTCTAAGGCCGGTGGTAAGGTTTTGCGTGGTTTACTACGCCGCAGAGAGGATGAGGCTCGACTTTATGCAAAGAGTATCTGACGAACAGTTCATCGAAAGCTGGAAGCGTCTTCAAAGTGCTTCAGCGGTTGCTAAAGATTTAGACCTACCGTTACGCAATGTCTACTCAAGGCGCAGAAATCTTGAAAGAAAGTATGGGGGTCTTCTTACATCTAATCATCACAACAGTCCAACACAGACTGGAACAGTGGATGTATCGCGTGGTGTAGCAAAGTGGGAGGTCGAAAATGGCATGGTCTTTATCTTTTCAGACGCTCACTATTGGCCCGGACAACCTTCTACTGCTCACCGTGGTATTGTTCACCTTCTAAAGAAATACCGCGCCCATGTGAAAGGCGTCATATGTAACGGTGACGCATTCGATGGAGCATCTATCTCTCGCTGGCCTTCTCTTGGTTGGGAACACAAACCAACTGTCAAGCAAGAACTGGAAGCCGTACAAGACAGGCTAGAGGAAATCGTCAAGGCAGTACCGGGGGCAAAGTTCTTTTGGCCCTGCGGTAATCACGATGCTCGCTTTGAATCCAGACTTGCAAACTCTGCACCAGAATATGTAGGTGTCTCAGGTATTCACCTGAAAGACCATATCCCTCGTTGGATTCCATGTTGGCGTGTTGATATCAATGACGATATCGTTGTGCGCCATAGAGAAGCTGGTGGCGAACACGCAGACTGGAACAATGTAGTAAAGGCTGGTAAGACCATCATCACAGGACACGACCACCGTATCGGTGCAGTCCCATACGAGTGCTATTCTGGTCTTAGGTATGGCGTGCGTACTGGAATGCTTGCCGATGATGCACTAGACCCACAATTCAATAACTATATGGAAGCCAAAGCACCTAACTGGCATTCTGGCTTTATCGTGCTCTCATTTGTAGACGGGCAACTCCTGATGCCAGAAATTGCCCGTAAATGGTGTGACGGTGTTATTGAGTTCCGTGGAGAACTAATCGAAGTGTAAGTCTGGACGATTTGCTTCTATCCAGACTCTTGCTTCTTTCTCCAAGGCTTGAAAGTCTCTACCGATAGTCTGGGAGCCAGCATGGTGCACATAAGCCCTACTGACGAAGTGCCTGAATCCCAACCGCTTCAAGTCGAGACACCAGATATCGTCGCTGAACCAGTTGATAGGTGGTATGCGAACACCACTCGCCCACCCTTCGCGTGTGATTGCTGCAAAGATTGGAGCGACTACATCGACTTCCTTGATGAGAGATTCTGATGCCCATTGTGGGCCTAAACGAGAATCATTCTCAATAGTGCAGCGAATATTCTGCTGCCACATCACAAAGTCAGAACGGCACGCGAGAATCCCCACTTTAAACTCGCTGAGAGCCTCTAGGTCGCGTTCTAAATCAGGAATGGTACTCGGGGTTAGGACTACGTCATC